ATTACAAAATCAAAATTATAAACAATGGTCATATCCTGATTATCAATAACCCAAACATCACCTAAAGCGCCAAAAGCATTAACTAAAATTTGATTAATCTCTGGTACTGTTCCGCTAGAAACTAAATATTGGTATCTCATTTTTAAAACAAGCCTACGTTGCTCCACGCTAAGGAACTGGGCACCAGTACCTGAAATATTGAAATTGCCATTATTAAAGTTTTCTCTAAACTCCCCAAAACCCCATCCCTCTTTGTTAGGATTAACGATTGGCTCATTTATCAGCAACGGCACATCGAGAATTATGGCCCACACTGCAAGACCAAACTCATTAGAACTGTCAATATTAAAAACATCGGCAATCCAATTATTCCAAAATGTTTCATGGTTTTCATCTAAAAAATATTGTTTATTTTGAATCCATGCAATCAGTCTTTCGGCAGAATCATATTGCCAAAGTACATTCCTCATAAGATTAATTGAAAAATCAAAAGTTTGAATATTCATTAAACAATTACCACCGATATATCGGATGTCGTAATGCTTGCTTGCTGGAATATTTCTATAGGGAAAACATTTGTGGCTGGTGTTCCGCTGGCAACACTATCTACCTCCACTTTTCTAACAAATAAACCGGGGTTTTCTTGGTTTACGGCACCGCCAAGCTCAAATGGAGAAACAGAAGCCCCCACAACAAAACCACCTTCACCCTCTATTAGCCCATTCGCATAATCAACAATCGATTGTTTAACGGCGGTTTCTGCATCCACAATAGCGGTTCCAACACTAACCTCAACCACGGCCTCCATTGGTACATCCACCGGCCTATCAAATTTAACATCGTAAGATTGGCCGGTTATCTCATCAATCGTTGGAACAACTACTGTTCCCGTCCATCCGGTGCCGCCTGTTTTTGATTTAAGCAGTGCGGCGGCAACATCCGCATCCGTACCACCAGAAACGCAAACATAAATGGAATTCGCCTCTATAAATTTTCCATCAATCAAAGCGCCCGAGGACGTATTATTTTCCCTGTAAGCCAATGACGTAACATTATCAACAGCTCTAACATTAGACGAAACAGCCTCCGACAATGAGCGACCTTGAAGTGCCAGAGTTTGCTTTCTCCTTAATCTCGCCGCTTGATCTTTTTCCTGATCTCTTCCGGTTGTTCCGGCCACTGTATTGTTTATTGTCTCCCAACCCAAAACGGCGGTGACTATTTCAGAAAGCTCACCAATACCAACTTGAATTTCCCCATCTTCAATTGATTGAAAACTTCCAGAACCATTTCCACTACCATCGAGATTTATAACGGCGGTTGATTCAAAAATATCACCATTAACTGTTTTTGCCTGACTTCCTGCAGGTATGACGGTTAGAGGCTCCCCTGTTACATCTGGTGGTGTTAAAAAGGTTGTTGGTAATCCCCCTAATCTCTCACCGTCTGTAAGAGCAAATATTGCATCAAGAAACAATCCCTCTGATAAATTAGGGTTAATTTGATTCGCTAGATCGGCATTATTTCTAGCCAAGCCATCTCTTTGGTCGATTTCTGCACCTATGATAACGCCTTCGGGTGATTCTGGATCAATAACAAAATCCACCCCAAAAATAGCCTTGTACTCGTTTTCAACATCCTCTTGGGTGGTAGCGGTATCTGGGACAATGATTCCTGTTTCTGTAATGTAATTATATGGCATTATATTGTTCCGCTTATTGGGGCTGTTCCATAGATCGTTTTAATGGTCGCCTCATATATAATTGTGTTATTAATAAATCGAACGTCAAAATTAGGAACGTCCTCAACATCAGGAACCGACTCAAGGGCTATTCTGGACTTAAATTCGAACTCAATCAAATTAGGTGAATTACCAAAAACACCGTTTTGATCAAAACTCAAAATCCCTCGATTAATATCGCGCACTAACTCGCCTTTTCTGATAGTGATAATCTGTTCGCATAATTGAATTACAGCGGCCAATTCGGTGAATATAGCCAAGTGGCTGTCCTGACCCAAAAACCAATCGTTGTTTTCATCTGTTCCAATTACTTGTGTCATTCTTAACTCGCCGTATGCTTTGTTGATGCGCTTGTAATGACTCCAGGAACTGTTACTGGGGACGGGTTAGGGACTCCGGCTGTAGCAGAAACCAAAAAAGTTCCAGACGGTATTGTAACCTCAACCTCGTCACCCTCTCGGGCTATAAAAGGACCACCAGAGCCAAGATTTACATTTACACCAATATTCACCTCGCTAGCCGCCTCAATATCAACAACATGATCGCATATAATTTTTATTCTATCATCTTTGAAGGCGACACGCTTTTTACCATCAATGGCTTGAATTACAAAATGCTCGCCGTTTTCAACCTCATATCCTCGCATTACATCAGGAATAAATACAGCATCCGAAAATTTATGTCTTCTTTTGGTGTTGGGCCCACTTTCCTCGTAACTTTGAAGAAAAAGAGAAATATCCCGATCATTGGCTTTTATCCATCCCAGATCACCAGCGGATATATTGTTGAAATTAATTACATAACCACCACCGCCCAATTGAAATACAGGCAAGCTTTCAATGGATTCCCTTTCGATTAATTCCCCTGTTTGAGATTTTAAAATCTTAATTAATGGTTTTACCTTTACGCGAGCGGGTGGTCCAGCTTCAAAAGCCTGAACCATGCAAGGCAACATATCATCAACACCGCCAATAAATTTAGGTAATATTTCAGCCAACATCCCAGACAAATCACCTTCATTTGCTGGATTTCTGCTAGGTGCTACATTATCAGCCATTCTTACCTCTCGGTCTTTGTGCGGATGCGATATAATAAAAAGGCGTATCTCTATTTGCCAAATCAAATTCTAAGCTATAGATAGTATATACGCCATTCGCGCCAGGATAAATTTCGCTATCAAGCTCAATTTGAGTACCAACTTTTGTGACATTATCCACAAAAAACTTTACCTTTATGCCAAAATCAATAAATTCAGGAATTCCCACCATTCCGGTGTCTTTGCTTACCAATCTTCGACTATTTGGTAATGGTTCTCCGCGATCTGAAACCACCAAAGTGTCATCATCTAAATAGGCGTAAACATCACCGTATTGATATATTTCATTGATTTGTTTTTCAACCGCACCGGAAAAACTGTAATTGCTGATTTGCTTATCAGTAGCCACAAAATTAAGACCCACCCCCAAGTCATCTGCTATTTGTTGGGCAATATTTGAAAATTTGGTAATACTGGGAGCCGTTCTCGATACGATGTTGCCTTTCTCGAATTGACCGGTTAAAGCTTTAATAATGACGGTAATATCTGGTGGCTGTGTAGCCGATACCTCGACGATATCACCACGATACACCACAAACGTACCGTAAGATTCTCGACCAGCCTCTACGCGAATACTCGACCTTTTTCGAAGACTCAGGCGATTAAATGGCGAGCCCTCCGTCAAAAGAAAATCACGAGTCTTTTTGTCGATATTCGAAATGGTTATTTCACAGCTATTTTGAAGATAGGAACCGCTTTTTGTACCCTTTGCGGTGATAGCTAGGTCTTTATAGACGTATTCCTGACCATCAATAGTAATGACCGTTTGGAGTAATCGTTTATCAAGACTCACGAGCGGCCTCCATTTCTGCCGCTGTCAAATAAACCAGAAACTGCGTGATCCCATAATTTTCGTAATATGGAATTTGCTGGTTTGGGGTATCGAATATAAAATTACCCCCTATTCCTTCCATGTATTCATACGGCAATAAAGGTGTTCCACCAACCGCCCTGACGTTTTCAATAATCATGGCATCATTAATAGAAACGGTAGCTAATGCGCTGGTTGCGGTTGATTTCAAGGCGATATCGTAACGAACATTTTCCAGATTAATAGAAAATTCTTCATTTGGGATAGACTGTATAGGTACAATTAAACTCATTGAAGATAACCTGAAATGGAATCAAAGGCTCTAGCCGCAATGCTGGATTGTGGTGTTTGAGGGCTTTGAACGCCTAAATTACTGGTAGATGACTGATAAGGATCGGTCACATCCTCCACGGTGAGATTTACAATCACCAAGGATACAAACTGAGTTTCCAATAATTTCAATTCAACGTCGATAGCCTCGAACATTTCGGGATTTTCATCGTGAGGCAAAGCCTGAATAATTAAATTATCAAATCTTCCCGCCCGAGTTTGAACACTTAGTAAGTCGGCATTTCTAAACGATTGCGATATCTGAGCATAAACATCCCGAAGTCTTTTTTGGCTGAAACCAAAAAATGCGGATTGGTTTTTTAAAAATAAAATCAAACTAATTTCGGTCTGAAGAATTACCCGATGATCCGTAATCTCAACACTGGTTTCAAGGGGGTGAGTGAACGCCTTGGCTCTTTGAGAAACGCTTGCCCTCATTGGTACACCGTCAGCAAAAACCTGTTCGCCGCTTTGATTGTAAATAGCAACCACATCCGTTGAAAAACGGTTGATTATTTCACCGGCAACATCCGTCAAAACACTCATGCTTCCACCCCATCGTCAAAACTATTAATGGCGCCCTGAATCTGACTACTCAATTGCTGTTTAAAGTCTTTGGCAATTCCTTGTGAATCGGTAGCTTGTGTCTGGATAGTAACATCACCAATGCTTATGGTTCGCCCACCTTGATTTATTGTGGAGTTAGCAATACTCCCAGACGTTTGTGCAGCCAGAGGAAAGCTCGAAGCCTCCCCTAATAGTTGAGCCCCTCTTTGTAGAAAATCCCCCTCTACACCGTCAGGTGATAACGGGTCAAGACTTGAAATAAATTTAATAACCTTATTATCTTTGAACATGTTTTCGATATCGGCAATCCAACCTTTTATTTGCTCGGAAATAATATCGCCTATCTCTTTGAAAAATTCTTTTAGGTCTTCCCATTTTTTCATTACTCGACCGATAATAGAATCATTTCCTTTTTGGAAATTTACAATATCGTCATATAGCAAACCAAACGCCGTACCAACCAGGGCAAGAATTCCTATCGCTAACAAAAATGGAAGCATAGCAAGCAAGGTGGCTCTAGCGGCATTCGCCATAGCTGGCAAATAATAAGCTGTAATAACCGAGGCAATAGAGATAAAAAATCCCGCTATAAAATCCTTGTTTTCTCGAATCCAAACGCCTACATCGGTCATTATATCTAAAAAACCTTTTATGGCCGGTGAAGCCGCCAAAAGCAATTCTCTCGCCAATGTTCCAAATATTTGGTTCGTATCGCTTAAGCTTTCATTAAGTTCTGCCGCAATTTTCGCCTGTTCTTTGGTTATCACCCCCAAGGACTTCTGACGCTTGACCATTAAATCAACCTCCCTCCTTCCTTTCTGCAATAACATTATGGTCCCTTCATCGAACCCCATTTTTTTACCTAATGCGGCGGATTCCGCTTTGCTCAAGTTCTCGAATGCGGAGGCTATTTCTGGAAGAACCTGAAAAACATCACGAGCCTTTCCGTTGGCGTCGAGTGCGGAAATTCCAAGTAAATTAAAAAACGGGATAATTGAACTGGTTCCGACCAGTGAGGTTTCTACCAATTGCTCATTAAGAGATTCAATGGAAGAGGTGAATGCTTGAATATCGCCACCAGCCCGAATAGCCGCTTGACCATAAGCTCCGGTTTTTTCCAGATTTAAGCCAAGCATTGTGGTTAATTTTCCGAATTGATCTATATCATCCGTAAGATCAAGGGCGGTTTTTGCGGTGGCGAGTGTTAGAAATGCTGCTGCACCTGCAATAACAACGGATGCCAGACTGTTAATACTTTCGTTTAGATTATCGGATTCCTGTTTTATATCGCCTAAATTATCTTCTACCTTGTCGCCAGCTTTTTCGAACTTGTCAAAATCCTTTGCCGCTTTATCGGCATCGGATTCAAACAACATGACAAACGTATCAAGGACCGACATTTTATGACCTTTGGCAAAGACTCAACCATCATTTTTTCTGACTATCGATGGCTATTTTTTCATTATATAAGTTTGTTGCAATTACTTCCCACATATCAAAGGCTTCCTCAAGCGTATAATGCTCGGTTAGCTCTCTGAGGGTGGCTTGCTTACTTGAGATAATCGTTCCAATAAATCCGTCAACGTTGACGAA